ACCCCATTCACCCGAAGCTAAAGTTATTTATGCAATTGTTACTGAAGTTATCTTTGGTCATGTACAATTTGAAGATCTTGTATATCATAAGTTGCGAGGCTTGATTTCTGGTTTTCCAGGAACTGCCGAAACCAATACTTTGGCCCATATTCTCTTATTTTATTATTTTTACTTATATTTAGCACGTATTAATAATTTAACCCATTTAATGAATATTCACACTTTTATGAGATTTGTTCATGCTATCTTTTATGGTGATGATGTTCAAGCTTCAATTGATGAGTTTATTATCTCCTGGTTCAATGGACAAACCATTGCTTGGGCCTACGAACAACATGGCTATCCAGTTACAGATGCTGCAAAAGGCAAGGAGATACAAAAATCCAAGAACATTATGGATTCTCAATTTTTGAAGTCAAGCTTTAATCCCATTTCCCCTGCACGTATAGATCGTAAGCTAGATATTAATGTAGTATATGATATGTTTTATTGGGTAAGAGCTAAAGAGCATCCAAAGGAACAGTTTTTGTCTAATGTTCATGACGCATTTCGTGTGTTGCATGGACATGGTTTAGAAACTTATGAAGCCGTCCGCAATCAATTTAACGGCTGGATGCGTGAGATTGGTGAAGAACCATTCAGTGTTTACTGGCATGATTTTGAACGCTCTCACATTGAAAACTACTATGCGGAATAGATGAAGAGAAGTCTATATTAGAGTAGTGCGATTGAACTTGGTTGACCAACTATCAACTGAGAAGATTTCGCAATAGATTTAAGTTTAGAATTTTACATGTTAATGTAATTTAAACATGTTCTTTAAGGACTGCATGATGGTTCATTTAGACATATAAAAGAAAACCTGCTAGATAAGGGCTTTTATATTATCAGCTATTTGACATCTATGACAGCTTGAAGTGATAATTAAGTCTACTAATTAAGGAAAGTGTTTCGTACTTTCTCAGTGAGGAGTAAGTGGATGCTTATGCAACAGCGTTTTGCGCTGCCTGAAGCTTGCCCCTCATTGCTTTCCCATTATTAATTTTAGTTTTTATTATATATTATAATAGTTTTAATTACTAATTT